AACGCCGCCGCATCGGGTGAGAGGGGCAACGCCGCCGCATCGGGTTGGAGTGGCAACGCCGCCGCATCCGGTTGGAGTGGCAACGCCGCCGCATCCGGTTGGAGGGGCAACGCCGCCGCATCGGGTGAGAGGGGCAACGCCGCCGCATCGGGTTGGAGTGGCACGGCTGTCGTAACCGGCTTCGCTGGGAGAGCGACCGCATTGGGCGAACAGTGCCTTGCTGTGGCATGGGGCGAAGATAGCCTTGCAAGAGGCACTGTGGGCAACTGGATTGTCGTTTCTGAGCGTGACGATGATGGCAACATCATTGATGTCAAAATTGCAAAGGTGGACGGCGATACCGTCAAGGCGGACACATGGTACAAACTGGTGAACGGCGAGATCATGGAGGCTTAGTAATGTATTTGTGTGATTATTGTGGGGCGGCGTTCCAGTCGTTGGATTACATCGAGGAAAAGTCCGATGAGTGCGGAAACAGCATAATTTATGTCTGCCCAGAGTGCGGAGAGGAGATTATCCCCGGAGAAGCGGATGAATGCCCGGTTTGCCACGGCTGGAAGCCGATGAAGTCTGCTATGTGCCACAAGTGCGAGCTGGAAACAATCGGAAATTTCAAGCTGGCTATACGGAAGTTCTCCGATGTGCAGCTTGATTATATTTCCGAGCTGACGGAGGGTGAGTATCTCTCGGAGTTTTTGCATAAGGGGGGCTTGGGATGATAAACGGCGTCCTCCGGTACATAAAAGCTACAGTGGAAATCCCATTCCCAGAGGGGAAAATGTGCTGTAACCTCTGCCCACTTTTGGAGACGTATTCGCGAAATCAATGCCGCCGCACGGGGGAGTATTTGCTGGACACACGAATCGTCGGGGCATATTGCCCGCTACAAGTTGTTGATGAGGAGAAAACCGAATGATGAATATCTACGAGAAAATCGCTGCAATCATGCAGGATGTCCAGTATTTGGCAAAGGACGATCATGTAGAGTTTGGCGGCACCAAATACAAGGCACTGAGCGAGGAGAAAGTAACCTCCATCATGCGTGCGGAACTGCTGAAACACAAACTGGTTGTATACCCCATCGCACAGACAGCCGGGAGAACTGGGAACATTACCCACGTGGATGTCATCTACCGCATGGTCAACGTGGAAAACCCGGAGGAATACATCGAGATTGCATCCTGCGGAGATGGCGCAGACACACAAGACAAGGGCAGCGGCAAGGCCATGACCTATGCGTTTAAGTATATGTGGCTGCGGACCTTTGCGCTTCCCACCGGCGAGGACCCGGACAAAATTTCCTCCGCCGAGCTGGACGAGAAGGAGCGGAACGCCGCTCCGGTGTGTGAGCGATGTGGAGCTGACATTGTGTCCGTCAAGAAGCGCAACGGCGAAATGTGGACGGTAAAGGACATGGTTAAGTACTCCAAGGGCCGCTACGGAGCGCAGATGTGCGCCGACTGCATGAAGGCCGCGAAGAAGGAGCAGGGCAATGTTGCAGGCTGATGTGACCGCCGCACGGTGGCAGCAGGACAGCGATGGGGCGTGGCTGTGCCTCCGGGTACAGTCCCCCGCCTCTGCAATGACCATCTGTGACGAGATGAAGCCGGACAAGCAGTATGTGGTGCAGATCAAGCGCAAGGGCAGGAGCCTTGACGCAAACGCTTATGCGTGGGTTTTACTGGATAAACTGGCGGCACACTATGGGATTCCGAGGAATGATGTGTACCGGGAAGAAATCAGGATCATCGGTGGTGTGAGCGATGTCGTGTGCATGGTATCAAAGGCGGCGGACGAGTTCTGCCGCAGATGGGAGGCGAAAGGAACCGGCTGGATGGCGGAACAAGGACCAAGCAAAATTCCTGGCTGCGTGAACGTGGCGGTTTGGTACGGCTCAAGCACCTACGACACAGAGCAGATGTCACGGCTGATTGACCAGATCGTTGCCGATTGCCGAGAAGCTGGAATCGAGACTATGACACCGCAGGAGTTGGATGCGCTAAAATCCCGCTGGGGCGAAGCTCAGCCGCTGGGAGGTGATAAAGGTGACTGATGAAAGACGGTGTTTCCTGTGCGGCAGAAATGGCGCAAGTGACCCGCTGGAGCGGCACCATATCTTCGGCGGTGCGTACCGAAACAAGAGCGAGAAATACGGCCTTGTGGTGTATCTCTGCGGCGAACGATGCCACAGGAACGGTGGAAACGCTGTACACCGAAACGGGAATCAAATGCGTCTGCTTCGCCGATACGGCCAGTTAAAGGCCATGCAGGAACAGAGATGGACGGAAGATGACTTCCGCCGTGAATTCGGAAAAAGCTATTTGTAAGGAGGAAAACGATGGTAAACAGAACGATTTTGCAGGGGCGGCTTTGCTCTGACCCCGAATTGCGCCGCACCAACAGCGGAACAGCGGTGTGCAGTTTCCGTGTGGCATGGAGCGAGAAGGTAAAGGACAGAGAAACGAAGCTGTTTCTCTCCTGCGTGGCATGGCAGAGCACGGCAGAGATGATTTGCAAGCACTTTGCTAAGGGCAAGGAGATCGTCGTGGAGGGCAAACTTTCCAGCCGGGAATACGAGGATAACAGCGGCAACAAGCGCACGGTGGTGGAGCTGACGGCGGACCGGGTACATTTCAGCGGCAGCAAGGACAGCGCACCACAGAAGCCCGCACAGACATTCGAGGAGATTTCCGAGGACGACGGCGATTTGCCGTTTTAAGGCGGTGCGCCGATGCCGAACAGAATCATACGCGAGAGCATCTGCACCAGCGACAGCATAGATGGGCTTTCGTGGTTCGAGGAGGTCTTGTTCTATCGGCTGATTGTTTCTTGCGATGATTTCGGACGCTATGACGGACGGGCCGCGATTATCAAAAACAGGCTATTCCCTTTGAAAGAAAATCTTACTCTGAAAACTGTAGAAAACGCCCTTCATGGACTGGCGAGTGCTGGATTGGTTGCCCTTTATACTTCACAGGGCAAGCGCTTCCTCTACCTACCAACATGGGGTAAGTATCAGAACCAGAGAGCAAAGGAAAGCAAATATCCTGAGCCTGTAGAGCCTACGCAAGCAGATGAAATCATTTGCAAACAAATGAATGCAGATGTTCCCGTATTCGAGAATCGAGAATCGGGAATCGATATACGAGAATCGAGAAGCGAGAATAATGCGCGCGAGGCGCGCTTCTCTCCGCCTTCTTTGGCCGAAGTTCAGGCTTATATCTCCGAACGGGGGTCTGCGGTTGACGCACAGCAGTTCGTCGATTTCTACGCCAGCAAGGGATGGATGGTTGGGAAAAACCGCATGAAGGACTGGAAGGCTGCCGTCAGAACATGGGAGAAGCGCAGAAAGGAGGAAGCCGGTGAACAGCCAACAAAGCAAGAATACCATGTCGGAACATGGCTGTGACATCTGCGGCGGGCTGGGCTACACCGTCCGGCGCACGGAAAGCGGCGAACTGGTGAGTAGAACCTGCAAATGTGAGATCATTCGTCGGAATAGGCTTCGCATGGAGCGTTCCGGACTTCTGGGACTGCTGGATAGCTGCACCTTTGAGTCGTTCCAAACTCAGGAGTATTGGCAACAGGCCGCAAAGCAAGCGGCGGAGAAGTATTTGACCGACTGGAAAGGCAAGTGGTTTTTCATCGGCGGCTCTCCCGGCACTGGGAAAACACACCTGTGTACGGCGATTTGCACCAAGCTGATGGACGGAGGAATCCCAGTGCGGTATGTGCAATGGCGGGGAGATATTCCGGCAATCAAGGCAAAGACCAGCGATGCCGAAGCATACGCCGAAGCCATGCAGCCGCTGAAAACCGTCCGTGCGCTGTATATCGACGATTTTCTCAAGGGGAGCGTAACGGATGCCGACAAAAACATCGCCTTTGACCTGCTGAATGCCAGGTATATCAACCCGGATGCAATCACGATCATCTCCACGGAGCTGACCATTGACCGCATTTTGAGCTGGGACGAGGCAATCGGGAGCAGGATCAACCAGAGGGCGAAGGATTATATGCTGAACATCGGGAAAAAGCAGAATTGGAGGCTGAAATGACCACATTACGCATGATTCCCGGCATTACATACACCCGGAAAAACCTTGAAGCATTGACCGGTATGCCGGACAGAGAGAACCGCCGGATGATACGGGAGCAGAGGCGGCAGGGTGTGCCTATCGTTGCCATGAAAGACGGCGGCTACAAGCTGGCGGAAACGGAGGAAGAAAAGCAAGCCTTACTTTCCATGTACCGCAAGCGGGCATTGGACGAGCTGGGGACATACCGACGCCTTGAAAAGGCCATGCAGGTTGACGGGCAGATGGAGATGGGAGACGGAAATGGCTGAACTGCACTTTACCATACCCCTGCCACCTGTGACGAAGAAAAACAGCCAGCGCATTATGCACAGCAGCAAGACAGGGAAATCGTTTATCATGCCGTCGCAGAAGTACATCGACTACGAGGCAAAAGCTGTGTGGTACTGCAAAAAGGCTGGTGTGCATGAGCCGATCGATTATCCAGTGGAGGTTAAATGCCTGTTTTATATGCCAACCAAGCGGCGAGTGGATTTAACCAATCTGCTGGAAGCTGTTGACGATGTGATGGTCAAGGCGCGTGTGCTGCTGGACGATCACTGCGGCATTATCGTCAGTCATGACGAAAGCCGGGTGCTGTACGACAAGGAGACCCCACGGACGGAGGTGAGCATAACCGCCTATGAATGATTTTGACTATGACATCGTGCAGAAAAAGCGTGTTGCAAGAGGTGCGTTTGCCCATGTAAACCGTAAGCGTGGGAAATGCAGATTGCCCAGTGACTATCTCACTGCGGCGCAGAAAAAGGAGATGAACGGAGCGGTGAAAACTTACAACATCACGCGGCCTATGCCGTTGGATGAATTCAAGGGAATGCCGGACGATCTGCAGCGAGAATACCTGCGGAATATGCAGAGTTGTGGAGCGGCAGCTACATACCTTGCAGACGAGATGGGCTGTTGCAGCGCCACCATCAGAGAATATGGAGAAAAGCTGGGCGTGCCGTTTGTGCGAGGTGGTCGGAACCTTGACTTGTGGCAAAAGAAACTATCGGAGTGGCACACAGCCGAAGTGACGGCAGCAGAAACGCCGGAGAAGCAGACCGACGAAATTGCCCCACCCGCAAGGGGTGCAGAGCTGCTGCACGCACGGCTCACTATCCGGGGAGACCGGGAAAGCGTTTTGCAAAATCTACGCCTGCTTATGCCGAATGAATGTGAAGTCACGGTTGAGTGGTGAGAGGAGGAGAAAACTTGTGAAGGAGCATATTACCACTGGAGGGAAAACGCTTTGCTGGACTTGTAGAAAAGCGTATGGAAAATGCTCATGGACAGAAGTAGACTACACAAAAAAGGGCTGGCCTATACGCTTTGAGCCGGTAAAGGGATGGAATGCAATTCCGACCAAAAACGAAAAATACACATCGTTTTTGGTGGTAAGTTGCCCAAAGTACGATCCTGATGATAGAAAGGAGGATACACATGACGGCAGATTTTGCGGGTATGGGGAAGCGCCTGCGGGAGGCGAGGGAGAAGGAACTTATGTCGCAGAATGATTTGGCTTTGGAATCTGGTGTAGCACCATCGACAATCAGCTATATTGAGTGTGGACACAGCACCGCATCGGTGTGGGTGCTGGCACATATCTGTGATGCGCTTGGGGTATCTATGCAATGGATGGTATACGGGAGAGGAAGAAAATGAGCAGAAAGAGCATATTTACAGTTGCCGGAGGTGCGGCCCTTGGTCTGCTGTTTGCCGCCGGGATATTGTGGGTGGAGCTACTTGCCGCAGAAGCGGAATATGTGGAGGAGCAAGAACCCGTTTCCCCGCCGGTGGCGGAAGTAATCCGCCAAGAAACGCCGCAGGAAGCCGCCTACACGAACGAAAGCACCATGACCGTGACAGCATACTGCCCATGCGAAAAATGCTGTGGAGCGTATTCAAACGGCTATACAGCCACAGGAGCGAAAGCCACACAGGGCGTGACCATCGCAACGGACCCGGATGTTATCCCGATGGGTACGGAGGTTGAGATTGATGGGCATATCTACATAGCGCAGGATGTGGGAGGAGCAATCAGCGGAAACCGCATTGACCTGTACTTTGATAGCCACGAGGACGCCCTGCAGTGGGGTGTCCAGGAAAAGATCGTGAGGTGGAGCGAATGAATCAAATCGCGCTGAACGTAGACTGCATGGAGTATATGCAGGCGCTACCGGATAAAGCATTTGATCTTGCCATTGTTGACCCACCGTATGGAATTAGCATTCATGATAGTGGCCGATTGAAAAAATACAATGCCACTGAAACAAGATGGGACGATGCGACTCCGGGTGATGTGTATTTTAGCGAATTAAAAAGATGCAGCAAAAACCAAATAATATGGGGGGGAAATTATTACGATCTTCCGCCTTGTAGGGGATTTGTTATTTGGGACAAAAAGCAACCGGAAGATATTTCTTTTGCATCTTGCGAATTTGCATGGACTTCTTTCGATACATCTGCGAGAACTTTTTATTACTCGCCGTTGCAAGAAAAGGGGCAAAGAATACATCCAACGCAAAAGCCCGTGGCATTGTACGAGTGGCTGCTGATGAAGTACGCCAAAGAAGGCTGGCGCATACTGGATACACACTTGGGCAGTGGAAGCAGCAGGATAGCGGCTTACAACCTCGGCTTTGAGTTTGTGGGGTGCGAGATCGAACCGACATATTTCCAACTGCAAGAACAGCGGTTTGCGGATCATACGGCGCAAGAAAGGATGTGGTAGGAATGAAAAGCCCCTGTGTGAAGGATTGCCCGGACAGGCTCCCATGCGGGGCCTGCCGGAAGAGCTGCGAGGCGTTCCGGGCGTATGAGGCCCAGCGGCTGGAGGAAAAGCCCTGGGTGGATCAAGCCAACACCGCCGCCCGGGAGCGCTATGTGCGGCATAGCGCAAGGTTTGCAAAGGCCGGGAAAAGACATATGAGATAGGAGGTTGACAATATGGATGCTGTGAAGTTTATTGAGGAGCGGAACAGAATGTGCGGCACCATGAGTGAGGTGTGGGGCGTTGATGCGGCGCAAATTGTGAAGAACACCGAGGAATGGTCTGCTGCACACCCGCGTAAGACCAGACAGAGCGTGTTTCTGGAGCAATACCCGGAGGCGAGAATTGGAAATCATGGCGTGCTGCTGGTATGCCCCTGCCCAATTTCTGCATCGCACAGGAACGCAGGTGGCGGCTGCGCAACCATTGGTCGCAGATGCGACGACTGTCGTAAAGAATATTGGATGCAGGAGGTGGAGTGATGGAACGACTGACGAAGCGCGACACCGATGGACAGGCAATGATGGACTGCCAGAAGTGCGAAGCGGATTGGATGGGTAAGCATGGTAAGCCGATGGCTGACTGCACTGCACTGTATTGCCGCAATCGTTTGTTAGACCGGCTGGTGAAATACGAGGACACGTGGATGGAACCAGAGGAAATCACGGCAATGCAGCACACATTGGATGAGTACCACAAGGTAGCTGACCCATTGCTAAGGGCACAGGCTGACGGGCGGTTGGTGGTGCTGCCATTTACCAGTGGGCGCACTTTGCTATCCAAGGACATTGACAGTCCGCGACTTATGAAGGATGTAGAGCTTGCAATTAGCTATTGTAGCAGTTGCGGAATTGTGTTTCACATGGGTTACAATGTGTTCTGCGATCTGGTGAAACATGGGAGAATTACTGCGGTAAGCGAGGAGGCGGAGAAAGCATTGGAGGCGATGAATAATGGCTGAATATCATGTTGGATGCGGCGCATTTGGGATTTACGCGGGTACACTAAACAGTAAGAACAAGAACCTATGGCAGAACAAAACGGAGTGCACCGATGAAGCCTTATGTGCTGTGCGCGACTATTTAATACAGGAATGTCTTGGTGGTCTGCACGGTGACAAGTCCTCTGGCGGCTATGAGTGGACGTTAAAAGACGGGAGAGTTGCCAAACTGCTTGTGGCGATTGAGAACGGAGGTGACAACGATGCCTGATTGTAAGGCGTGTGGAAAGTGGTTTGCTACAATGGAGCAGTGCGAGTTGTGCCCGACTTGCGAAAGAGCGTTAGAACGACTGCGCAACTACGCTGCCCCGGTGGTGCACGGGCGGTGGGAATACATCCAGCAAACGCTTAACACGCTCAGTCAGCTTAGGTGTTCGTTTTGTGGGTGGTGGTCTCTTGACCCGTCTATTGATGGTGCCTACAACTACTGCCCCAACTGCGGGGCAAAGATGGACGGAGGTGACGGCGATGCGGCTGATTGACGTTGATGAAGCATTGAGACTGTTTGACGAAGAATACAAGGAAACGAACGAATTGATACACAACGGTGAAACTCATCTTGATAATCTTGCCGAGGGATTTGCAGAAGCATATCACATAATCAAGTATGATCTTCCAACCGTTGACGCTGTGGAAGTGGTGCGGTGCAAGGACTGCAAGTACAGTTGCAAAGATGGAAATGGACGTTCCTGCGAAGGCTATTGGTATGAGCTGAGCGAGTACGATGTCACAGTAAAGGACGATGACTTTTGCAGCTACGGAGAAGGGAAGGACTATGATTAAAGACAGCGGAGAAAGAACAAAGTTTCCAAGCGGAGCACTCCGGGATATGCACACGGGCAAGGGACGGATGGATTTGCTCCCTTGGTTGGCTATCATGGAAGTGTCGAAGCACTGCGAGGCGGGTGCTTTGAAATACGGGGAGCATAATGTCGATAAAGGAATCCCAACCCACAGTCTGTTAGATTCCGCCATTCGCCACGCAGCAAAATATTTGGCGGGCTATGTAGATGAGCCGCACCTTGTAGCTGCGGCGTGGAACCTACTGTGGGCGATCGAGATGGAGATTGTCCATCCTGAATGCGTGGACACTCCGTGGAGGGCAGCCGATGGCGAATAAAGACGCAATGCTGGAAGCCTTGGAGGAAATCGAGAACGGTATGTGCCGCATTAAGGAGCGACGGAGCATTTGGCAGAATAGCCTTGTATATGCACTCTGCCAAGCTGTGCGGCTGCTTCTGATGGACAAGATCAAGGAGGGACGGAAATGAGAATTGACGGCAAAACCCTGCCCAACAACCCCATGAAAGCGTACCAGCAGGGAAAGCTGATAGGGACAAAGCAGAATATGGATTTGGTATCCGAAGTGCTGCTTACAAAGTTTGGATTCCATGTGCTGGAGGAAACGCCGGACAGTCACGATACCATGAGCATTGAGTATCTGCAAAAGTGCCTTGTGAAGCTGGTGAATGCAAAGAACAGCGGCTATGTGACCAAGAAAGACATTGCGGACGCTCTGCGGAGCGACTACAAACTAATCAACAACGCAGAGTGAGGAGGCGGGCATGAGCCGAAAACAAACACTGCCGTATGATGTGCGGCTTGAGTGCATCGCCTATGTCAGAGGTTATCCTCGGAGAGTACAGGCATACAACGATGCGCGGAGAGAGATACTGAGCGGCGGAAGCAGTGCAACGGAGGGAATGCCCCGCTCTCCAGGCATTGGTAGGCCGTCCGAAAGCAAGGCGGAGCAGCTTGCCGCAATAGAAAACTGGCCGGAAACCAAGAAAATGCGGGCAGTGGAATACGCCATAGATCGATGTGGGCGGGATTTGGAGAGTGAGAGCATCCGCAAACAGCTTACACAGGGGATCATGCGCAACTGTCAGGGCAAGCACAAGTATTCCCGCAACAAGATTGTTGTTCCGGGGATAAGCGAAGCAACATTCCGCCGGAGAAAAGAAAGATTCCTGTTCGACATTGCTACATATTGTGGTTTCGCAGGAAAAGATGAGCCAAATTCCACCTAATGATGTGCTACAATAGGTACAGTGGATGATAAGGCATAGTCATCCACCCGTCTTTCCACTCAACCCGTTTCCTCCATCTTATGCGCCGCCGGTATTGGGCGCACCTTTTGGCACCGAAAGGTCATACCGGCACAAACAGCCTGTAGGGAAACCTACGGGCTGTTGTTATATGCCGTGCGCTCGTTGCACCCCGCGATCAGGGGCGGGAGGTCGCACCTCCCACACGGCACAAATATATGCGGGCGGAAGCTGGGAGGAATCAACTCCGATAGTAAAATTTCGGGTTCGCAGGTTCGAATCCTGTCGCCTGCACAAGAGGCCGGGTAGCACCCGGACACTGTGAGACCGTTGTCGTCATGGCTCACATGAAAATGACAATGCTTGCTGAAAACTGCGCGTGAGGATGCGTCCTCCTTGCCATGACCGAACAGCGGCGCTTGAGATGCTTGCGGGGCCTCAAGCGGGCATGAGCGTGTGACAATCTAAGCGGGAAGACGGCCAATATGCGGCATAGGTGCCCCGTAAGGGGAGACCACAGCGAGTGACGGGGACTTTCCCTGAAGCGCTAAAGCAGGGCAGGACTGCAATGCCGCACCAAAAGCGGAGAGCCGCTGCCGTGGGCAAATGGCATAGCGCCTGCCCGGAAGTGCGGCTATACCGCTCAGAAGTGAGCTGTGGAAAAGACATTGCCACCTGCTGGCAAACTGTGTAACCCATGTTTGAGAGCTTCCAGAAGGCCGCATGGGCGGGGAAAGACTGTTACTGTAGCCAAGGGGTGGGGGCTGGTGACAAACAAGGAGGGTTTACATGGAGGATATTTCGAAGCTTCCGTATGCTGCATGGCTGGAAGAAGCCATAGAAACAGTTGTAGGTGTATCGCCAAAATCGATCTGTATTGCAGCAACGGCGCATGATGGAACGACATTCACAGGGTATTACAATGCTGATGCGCAAGATAAGGCTGTGTTTTCGCACCACATCCAAAGCGATGTAACGATGGATATCATCAGAAATAATGCCGACATGATTAAATCCATATTATCCGAGGCAGGAGATGAACAGGAGTGATACATAATGGCAACAAAGAAATCTACTGCCATTGCAAAAACAAAGGATAACCGACCGGAGACCGGCAGAGGCGGCAAAAGGAACTTTCCTTCCTGCCTCCCTGACCTCAGTAGCGATGAAGATAGAGCGCTTGTATCTCAGCTCCTTACAGAGGTGCTTGTAGAGTATAGACAACCAAAGGTAAAGAGTGACGAAGAACTCAAGGAGAGAATAAACGACTATTACGCGCGCTGCGCACAGACAGGGCAGACACCAACAGTAGAGGAACTATTCCTGTCTACCGGCTACGCAATTAGCACAGTTAAGGACTGGGAATACGGGAGACGCAAGGGATTTAGCCCCGAAACAGCGGCCATAATTAAAAAAGCTAAGGGTTTTATGCAGACTTTTGACGCAAAACTTGTGGTTTCCGGGAAGCTAAATTTCCTTGCCTATTGCTTCCGTGCCAAGAACTATTACGGCATGGTGGACAAGCAGGAGATGGTTTTGACACCGAACCAACCGCAGATTGAGGGCCTGACTCCCGAACAGCTCCAGCAGAAGTACATCGAAGCCAGCGACTTTGATGCAAAATGAGCCGAAACCGAGCGACTTTTGCACGACTTTCCGTTAATTTTGGGAAAGTGGGCAAGAAAAATCCCGCCTTTATACACGGAATCTTGTAAACGACTATGATTTTGGGGTAAATAAGCGACTTTGGCGCAGGCGCATGCGACTTTCACAGCGACTATGCCAGCGACTATGCCAGCGACTTTCGCACAGAGGGGAACGACTATGCCAGCGACTTTGGCGGAGGGCTACGCACGGCGAAGCATCCGCCGGAGGCCACCGAGACCGCACCACCGGAGCAGTGGACGGACACCGACAAGGCCACAGGTGAACGAGAACGGCGGCAAGCTGGCGGCGCAAGCGGCAAGCCACGGAGCAGAGGACAACGCCACGCCATAAGGCCATAAACAACGGCCACAGGACAAGCAGGACGGCGGCGGTATAGGGGATAGCCCCAAACACTAAAACGCCTTACAGAGGCGTTAAAATGGCAAATAGGGCATACAGCAGAAAAGCCCCCGGAATACACCGAGAGCAAATGAAAACCCCGCACAGCTTGCGCCATGCGGGGCGGTGGTCATTTCTGGAGTTTGGCCAGATCGAAAAGCAGAAGAATAGGCTGCAACAGGATATACAACAGGATCACGGGCGGCACCTCCTTTCATGCCGATTGTAGCACGGCTGGCCGTGTGCGTCAATTGTCAATGCGGTACGGAATGCCGTTGACGATGCGGGCGTACTCCCGCCCGTTGATGCTGCCGGAGGTGCGGCGGTCCTCGCTGATCCACCAGATAACATCAGGATCATATGCCCAGTCGATCCAGTATTCGGCCCCCCGGTATACGATGTGTCCGCCGCTGTGCCTCATGTAGTCGATGTTGCCGATAATGTGCTCAACGGTGATCCGCTGCGGTAATATGCGCGTCATGGTTTCGTCCTCCTCATGCAAACGTAAATCTGCGGGTTGTTGTCGTCTTGGTGTAACGGGCTGCCACCTCCGGCATATCTCGCTTGATGGCGGCTGTGTCTACCCTGGAGGATGTAACCGCCTTATAGGTGGCCTTGTGTTCTGACCCCGCCAGGGATTCCACCCCGGCGGCGGCCATGCGCTCTTTGAGCTGGTCTTTAAGGCTTTCCACCATTGCGGCGGCTTCCTCCTGCATGCGTATATACTGGGCCAGTTCGGCCATGATGCTATCAATATTCATATTACAACCCCCTTAAAACAAGACAAACAGATTGGAGCTACGCCCGATAATGGCATATAATGCGCCGGTTTCCGTGTCCTGCACAAGTCCGCCGTTAATGCCATACACGCCGGCAGAATAGCCCACCTTTTCAAGCCTGCGGAGTGTGATAATATACTCGCTCGGCTTGTTGGTGTAGTCTTCTGCGACACCAAGCCGCACAAGCTCCCGCAGTTCCCGTTGCTTATACTTCCTCATTGCTGCACCTCCTGGGCGGTCCGGATTGCAGAATACACGCGGCGGAAAGCCTGACGCAGTGCCCGGGCTTGCACATCGAGCCATTCTTCCCGGCTGTTCGGCCTGCGGTCGCCGTTGCGGGTCTTTTTGAGTTCGGACGGGGTGCAGAGCGCGGCGGCTATGTCTCCATCATACACAAGGGCCGAGCCGCCCCAGCTGTATTCGCTCCAGTCCCGCGCACCGTTCAGTGCTGCGGCCTCGGCGGTAGTCCATGTTGCGAGATCGTCGGCGGAGATATAACCGTCTTTGTAGTAGTCCGCGATCTGCTGCAGCATATCCACGGCATAGGCTGTGACGCCCCGGCTCCATGCGCTGCGGTCCTTGCGCTGCTCCAGTGTCTGCTTTGCCTCTGCAAGTACTGTTGTATAATCCATTGTATTACCTCCCGGCCCTATGGCCTTATCTCTTGCCAACGGCTGCCGGATGTGGTATACTCTCCGCGCTGGCCTGTTGGCTGGTGTGGGGGGAGCGTATCCGCGTTGCTTGACCGGCGGCGGGTGCGCTCCTCTGATGTACGGATACCATTATATCAGATTATATGTAATTGTCAATAGCAAAATCATGATTTTGCGTAATTTACAGAGATCAGGCCACGCGCTACATGACCGGGGCGGGGGATATAGAGTGCGGGAGCGGGGCCGGGTAAGCCCCAAAATGCCCGCAAAAAATAAAAGAGAAAAAACAAAAAGGCGGCTTGACATTTACGCTTACTGTGTGATACAATAACCGTAGAAACCAATCCAGTTTTGGATTGACTCCAAAGGAGGAGAGCCGTATGAAAAACGTGGTTGCATATATCCGCGTGAGCACAGACGGGCAAACCGGAGAAGATAAGTTTGGTCTGGACGTGCAACGCGAACAGATAGAGGAATACTGCCGCAAGAACGACATGAACATCGTGCGTTGGTTTTCCGACGAGGGAGAGAGCGGCGCAAAGTACCGCCCCGGGTTCGACGAGATCGTTTACGGAGAAGTGAACAACCCCCCTTACGAAGCTGTCGTAGTTGCGAAATCTGACCGAGTGGCCAGAGACATCAACATATACTTTTACTACCAGGGCGCACTGTTGCGCAAAGGCATTGAGCTAATCAGCATCTGCGAGGACTTCGGGCAATTCGGTGTATTTGCCGGGATGCTCAAGGCGTTCACCCTGACGTGCGCCGAAATGGAGAGAGACAACATCAACAAGCGCACGAGCGCTGGTAGAGCAGTTAAAGCCTCCCGTGGCGGCTATTCTGGCGGTCGAGCACCTATGGGGTATGAAGTTCGAGGTGGTGCGCTCTGCATCAACGAGAAAGAAGCGGCTGTTGTCCGGCGAGTATTTGAGCTTCGGGACGGCGGCGTGACGCTTAATGGAATCGTGGACAGCCTTAACAAGGACGGGTATACCACCCGGAACGGGAAGCCGTTCGTTATCAGCACGGTGCAAAGTATCGTGAACAACCGGAAAACCTACGAGGGATTTTACCGGTACGGTAAAAACAAGGAATGGGTCAAGGGGCAGCATGAGCCTATTTTGCACCCCGAAGAAAGGGGGCGAGTTGGATGAAGGTTGGATTTATTCGCGTCTCCACAGAAGATCAGAACACAATTCGGCAAGAAATCCTAATGAAGCAGCTTGGGGTAGAGCGAGTATATATTGAAATAGCGAGTGGCAAGAGCCGCACAGGCAGGCCGCAGCTGGAGGCGATGATGGATTTCGTCCGAGAGGGCGATGTGGTCATTGTTGAAAGCATCAGCCGCTTTGCGAGAAGCACGAGGGACTTGTTGACGCTGGTAGAGCAGCTCACAGAAAAAGGTGTGGGCTTTGTATCGCAGAAGGAATCCATTGACACGAATACGCCGCAGGGCAAGTTCATGCTCACGGTGTTTGGTGCAATGGCAGAGCTGGAGCGAGAGCAGACCCTACAGCGGCAGAGAGAGGGCATAGCGGCTGCAAAAGCGGCTGGCAAGTACAAAGGGCGTAAGCCGATCGAGATTGAGGACAGTCTTGTAAAGTCGGTGCATGACCAATGGTACAAGCGGGAGATTACAACATCCCACGCGGTGAAACTGCTGAATGTGAGCAGCAGAACATTTTACCGCTGGATGTGGGACTACGAGGATTCCGCAGGGATCCCGAGACGTCGTTGAGGGGGAGAAAGAACCATGAAAAAGAGCAATGCGAAGCCCGCTGACAAGAAGATGATAATCGTTTTTGTCATTCTGATGATTGCTATTATAGCTTTTGCAACCAGTAGCAAGAGCGGCGAACAGGCGCCTGCCGAAGAAGACCAGTACACCCCCGCAAGCTTCGAGGAGATTTACCAGGCTTACAAAGATAACGAGTTTGTGGCAGATGACCTATACAAAGGCAGACGGTATGAGGTAACCGCCACAATCAACGGGATGGAAACCGGTGGGCTTATGAACATGACCGGCGGGGCGACCTTGACGATGGAAAAGAAGATTGGGAATACAATCGTTGTATTTCTTGCTGAATTTGAGCGAGACCAAGAGGAAAACTTGAAAAACATTAAAGTCGGAGACGAAATCACATTTGAGGGGACTTGTTATAGCGCAGGTTCTTGGTCAGATTGTGAACTTGTAAACTAACTTTGCACAAAACCAAATAGAATGGACTACCGATTATTCGGCAGTCCATTTTTTATTGCAGGAGGACAAATGGATTATCGGAAGATTGCGGAGAGCATCAAAAACCGCATAGAGAAAACGCATGACCGAGAAGCCTACAAGGATTTGCTGGCGTTGTGCATTGGGTACGAAGCGGAAGATTTTGCTGCGGCGCACCAGTTAAATTCCGAAGTCCGAAAGATGACCTCCGAAGCACTTCGCAACGGAAACCCAAAAGACGCGGAGTATTTCTACACGCTGCATAAGCAATCCATGCTGTTTGATGCGCCGCATGATTTCGATACCTTCTTGCTGTATGTGGAGATGGACAGAAAGCCGGAGAAGCGGTTTTATGCTCCACGCAGGCGGTATCTAAGACCTATTGTGCAGGGGTATCAAGATGTGCTTGACGGCAAGTTAAGGCTGCTGACCATTTCTCTGCCGAAAAGAGCCGGGAAAAGCCAGCTCGGAATCAATTTCATCAACATGATTTCCGGCAGAAACCCGGATAAATCGTCCCTTATGGAAGGCACGGGCGATGACCTTGTGCGGAGCTTCTACAACGGCTGTCTGGAGTATCTGCAAACGCCCAACGAGTATTTGTTCTACGATGTGTTTCCGGATGCTCCCTTGGTGCAAACCAACGCAGACACGAAAATCATCAATCTGCGTTCAAAATCTCGATTCCCTACGGTCATGTGCCGGTCGATTGACGCGCGGCAAGTGGGTTTGTCGGAGGCAACCAATGTCCTGTACTTGGATGACTGCGTGGAGGGCAGAGAGGAAGCGAAAAACCGTCAACGGCTGGATGATAAGTGGGAAGTAATTTCCGGCGATATTTTAGGTCGTGCCATTGAGGGTACGCCTATTGTGGCCACCGGGACGAGATATTCCCTGTATGACCCCATAGGGCATTTACAGGAAGAAGCACAAAAAGGCGGCTGGACATGGAAAGCCATTGAAATCCCCGCCCTTGACCTGATTACAGACGAAAGCAATTATGAGTATGAGCGGGAGGGGAAAAAAGTTTTTACCACCGCTTATTTCCGTGAGCAGAGAGAGCTTCTGAGTGCGGAACAGTTTGAAAGCGAATTTCAGCAGCAGCCTTTTGAAGCAAAGGGGCTGCTTTTCAATAAGTCGGAGCTGAACTATTTCTTTGAACTGCCGGTAGATCGTGACCCGGATGCAATCATTGCCGTGGCAGACACCGCAGAAAGCGGGAAAGACAGCACGGCCATGCCTGTTGCGGCTTTATACGGAGAGGAAGTCTACATCGTGGATGTGGTGTACGATGATTCTCCCGCAGAGGTCACAAAGCCGGAATGCGCAAAGTGCCTGATTGATAACAAAGTGGGCGATGCGCTGTTTGAATCCAACAACGCAGGTATGTATTTCGCAAGAGATGTTGCGGAGCTTGTGAAAAACGCAGGATTCAACACCAGCATACGGACAAAAAGGACGATTTCCAACAAGCAGACAAGAATTGAGTTTGCATCAGACGGAATCAAGAAACATTTCTACTTCAAGCATCCGTCAACATACAAGCGAGGGTGTCAATACTGGGGATTCATGCAGGAAGTGACCACCTATGTCAGAAGCGGAAAGGTGGCAAACGATGACGCTCCCGATTCTCTATCGCTGCTGGAAAACGAGATCAGAAACCGTATCAGCGGCAAGATTGAAATATTCAAAAGACCGTTCTAAGAGGTGATGATATTGAGACAGATGTTTGGTAGAAAGGTCATTTATTCCGATGTTACCGAGGTAAACGAGGGCAATATTGCAAATATTTTGCAAAAGGCAATGGTTATCCACACCGCAAACCGGGCAGACATGGAATATTTATACAGGTACTATAAAGGCGATCAGCCTATCCTTGCGAGAGTAAAGGATGTACGCCCGGAGATCAACAACAAGATTGTCGAAAACCGGGCAAACGAGATCGTGTCCTTCAAGGTCGGCTACTTGATGGGAGAGCCTGTACAGTATGTCAGCAGGATAGCCGATGAAAAAGCGGCTGAAATGGTGACAAAACTGAACGATTATGTTTTGTCCGAGGACAAACCGGCAAAGGATAAGGAACTGGCAGACTGGTTCCACATCTGCGGAACGGCTTATCGCATGGTCATGCCGGACACACCGGAAGATGAAGATGAAGCCCCGTTTGAGATTTATACCCTTGACCCCCGGTTTTGCTTTGTGGTGTATTCCGTGCAGCTGGGAAATCCTCCCCTTATGGCGGTCAAGTATGTCAAAATGGAAGATGGGACAGTCGTTTTCAGCTGTTACACAAAAGACCACTTCTACGAGGTGACCGACACATGGAAAATCACCAGAAGTGAGCCGCAGATTTTGGGAATCCCCATCATCGAGTACCCGGCAAACCGGGCAAGACTTGGCGCATTTGAAATCGTACTGAATCTGCTGGATGCAATCAACAATGTGGAATCCAATCGCATGGATGGCGTGGAGCAGTTCGTGCAGTCCTTGCTTCTGTTCCATAATGTGCGTATTTCCGAAGAACAATATTCTGCACTGCGGCAGGATGGAGCGATTCAGTTTGAGGATATTGACCCGCAGAAGAAAGCGGAGATCAAAAACCTTGTCACGGAGCTGAACCAGACGCAGACACAGACCCTTGCGGACAATCTGTATAACACAGTGCTGACTATTTGCGGGATGCCCAATAGAAACGGCGGTTCTTCCACCTCTGACACCGGGTCTGCGGTCATTATGCGTGACGGCTGGTCTGCGGCAGAAGCAAGGGCAAAAGATTCCGAGCTGGTATTCAAGCGTTCCGAAAAAGAGTTTCTGAAAGTGCTTTTGCGGATTTGCAATGACTTGAGCGACTTGTCTTTGAAACTGTCCGCAATCGAAATCAGATTTACCCGGCGGAATTATGAGAACATTTCCGAAAAGGCAAATGTGCTGGTTACCATGCTGGGCAACGGAAAAATTGCGCCGCAGCTTGCATTTACACATTGTGGCCTTTTCAGCGACCCGCAGCTTGCGTACAAGATGAGCATGGAATATCTGGAGGAAAACGGAGGAAACAATGGAATTAACGATGGAGATGGTACGGACGATCAACGAAATCCTCAAGAACCGCAATCAAGCGGAGGTGAAAGTGGAGAACGGGAAGATCGTGGTGCTTGAAGTACGAAGAAAGAAGAAATACTGAGTGGGTCTTGCAAGGGCTTGACCGACAGCCGAGGGGCTATCCGAAAGGGTAGCCCCTTTATTTTTTCGATTTACCCGCCGCAAGGTGATAAATGGTCAGGGACGACCTAAAAACGCAAACGGGAGACAACCCGCAAAAACAGAGAATAGTGCTGAGTGAACAGCCTTGTTAAACGCAGGAGGTAATCAAAATGGCAAAAATCGACACCAGCAGAATCGCCGGTTATGCGGACATGTCTTTGGAGGACAAGCTGAAAGCGCTGGAAGCGTTTGAGTATAACGACAACGCATCCGAGCTTGAAAAGCAGAAAGCGGCAGTTTCCAAGGCAAATTCCGAGGCCGCAGAGTGGAAAAGGAAACACAATGCTCTGTTGAGCGAGGACGAGCAGAAGAAACAGCAGCAGGCGGAGGACATTGCCGCTATGCAGAAGGAGCTGAATGAGCTTCGCCGCGACAAGACTGTATCTCAGTACACGGCCAAGTTCATTGCACAGGGCTATGACGAAAAGCTTGCTGCCGATACCGCCAAGGCAATGGCTGACGGCAACACTGATAAGGTGTTTGCCAACCAGCAGGTTTTTTTGGAGACATACGCAAAGCAGGTGAAAGCCAGCGCAATGCAAGGCACACCCAAGCCCGCTTCCGGGTCCGGATCGAATGGTGCAGACTTTTCCAAAAAAGCTGCCGATGCGCAAAGCACCGGCAATTTTGCGGAGGCGGCGTACTATACCCGCCTAATGAATCAAGACAACAACACACAGTAAAGGAGAATGAATTAAAATGGCAGATACTTTTGCTACCAGCTTCGGAGTGCTGAATTACTCCGGTATGCTCTTCAACAAGGGCAACACCCGCACCCCTCTGTCTTCCATCATCGGAAGCCGGGCAAAAACCACCAACCATGTCGAGTTCGTCACAGGACAGGAATACAGCTCTGCCGGCGGCACCCAGCCCGCAATCAGCGAGACCGCGTCCCTGACTGCACCTGATGCAACCGTGGTGACCCGCACCCAGAAAACCAATGTCACGCAGATTTTCCAGGAGACCGTAGGTGTTTCCTACGCCAAGATGTCCAACATGGGCACTCTGTCCGGCGTGAATATCGAGAATCAGCAGGCGAACCCCATCAATGAACTGGATTTCCAGGTGGGCGCAAAGATTCAGAAGATTGCCCGGGATATGGAGTTCACCTTCATCCAGGGCGCATACAACAAGGCCGCGGACGATTCCAAGATCAACAAGACCCGTGGCCTGACCACCGCCATTACCACCAATGTTACCGCTATGGCAACCAAGCCCCTGGGCCTGTGGGATGTAGCCGACATGGTGAAGAAGATTTACGGAGCAAACGCCCCCACAAATGGCCTGGTGCTGTGGTGCGATGCCGTGACCATGTTCCAGATCAATGCGGATGCCGTGCAGAACGGTCTTACCGTGGTTCCCGCCGCCCGTGAGATTAACGGTATCGCGCTGTCCAGCGTAATCACTCCCCTTGGCGTGGTTTATCTGTACCTGGGCGAGTGCCTGCCCGCTGGCACCGCACTGCTGCTGAATCTGGATGTTATCTCCCCTGTGTACCAGCCTGTTCCCGGTAAGGGTAACTTCTTCCTGGAGCAGTTGTCCAAGACTGGTGCTGGTGAGAAGTATCAGCTGTTCGGTCAGGTAGGTCTTGACCACGGCCCCGAATGGTATCATGGCAAGTTCACCGGTATTTCCACCGATTTCACTGCGCCCACCTACAGCCGCAGCGTGTTCATCGCCAATGACGCAAGCAATCCTATAAACACCAAAGCTGTGACCGGCTGATAAAGGAGGGCGGGAAGTATGACCGAAGCTGAAAAGACAGAGCTTTTAGCTACTATGACAGACCAGCAAGGAAGCGTGCTTTCCGCCTACCTTGCTATTGCTGGGGATAAAGTGCTGCGCAAACTATACCCGTTTGACGACACGATTAAAGAAGTCCCTGAACGGTATCACATGACACAGGTGGAGGTTGCAGCATATCTGCTGAACAAGCGCGGAGCAGAGGGCGAAACAGCGCACAGCGAGAATGGTATTTCCCGCTCCTATGAGGACGGCGATGTTCCGCCTTCCCTTTTGCGTGACATTGTCCCTTATGCGGGGGTGGTGAAATGAGATGTATGGATCGGAACAAGTCGGCGTTTTGGTATCTTCTGTATGACGGGAAAACTGTGAATATGTCCGATGACGGCTACGAAACCGGGCAAATGTCCGTGAAATACAAGGACGCGGTGAAAATGCTGGCGAATATCTCCCCTGCATCCGGGGCGGCGCAAGTGGAGCAATTTGGGCAATTTGTTTCCTATGACAAGGTCATCGTCACGGATGATATGGATTGCCCCATTGCAGAAGATACCGTTTTGTTTGTGGACAAAAATCCGGAATATAAGGATGGGAAACCGCTTTATGACTACATCGTAAAGCGCGTGGCCAAATCTCTGAATTCTATCTCTATTGCCATAAGCAAGGTGAATGTGTCGTGAAGCACAAGGTTGTTACCACCCTCTCTCCATCCGGCGTACAGCAGATGATCGATTCCGTTCGGGAGTACCGGGAATGGATAAAAAACGGCTGTGCAAGGCTTTTGGAGCGCCTTGCGCAAGAGGGATACGAAGTGGCAAGCGCAGGCTTTGCGAGCGCCGAATATGACGGCACAAACGATGTAACCGTGTCTGTCGAAGATCGAGGAAAAATAAAGGCCGTTGTCGCCGTTGGCGGCACGGTCTTATTTATTGAATTTGGCACAGGCGTAACATACCCGGATAATCACCCGGAAGCAAGGGACTTGGGAATGGAGCGCGGAGAATATGGCCAAGGACGCGGGAAACAATCCACATGGGGTTATTACGGAGAACCCGGTACAAACGGAACCGTTGTAGGAGAAAGAGCAAAGGGGACGCTTGTTCTTACACATGGTAATCCGGCCAATATGCCCATGTATAACGCTGTAAAAGAATTGGAGTTGCGGCTTGGAGAAATCGTAAAGGAGGTGTTCGAATGATTGATGTGGAACGGATGATTTTTACCCCGATTGCAGAGGCCTTGCGAAAGAAGTTCAAGGGGATAGATGTTTCCGGGGCGTATATAAAATCTCCCCCCAAGTTCCCCCACGCAAGCATTGTGGAACAGGACAATTACACGACCACATCTAATCAGGACAGTTCCGGCACCGAACGGTATGCAACCGTCATGTATGAGGTCAATGTCTACTCCACCAAAACCGGAGAAAGCAAATCAGAGTGCCGCAGCATCCTATCAGAAATCGACAAAATGCTGTATGCAATGAATTTCACACGCATTTCCATGACACCCGTCCCGAACATGGACAGTGCGTCAATCTATCGCTTAGTGGCACGATACCGTGCCGAAACGGACGGAAACACACTTTTTAGGAGGTAAAGGGTGCATTCGGTTTACATTTTGACTGTTCCTGATGGACGAAAGTATGTCGGGACGACTTCTATGCCTGTAAAGCGGCGTTGGAATCACGGCAACGGCTACCGCTTCTGTTCTGCATTGTGGGATGTAATCTGCGAGTTGGGCTGGGATGCCATCGATAAAGAGGTGATCGGTGAATCTTTTACCGAAGATGAAGCGAGTAATCTGGAACAAAATCTCATAGCGGAGTATCAGACTACTAACCCTTCGTTCGGATTCAATAGAGAAGCCGGAGGGTTGCGTTCTAACAAGATAATCCCGGAACCCATTCGCTTGCGGCAGAGTGAAAGCCGAAAAGGTGAATTAAATCCAAACTTTGGTAAACATTTCTCGGAAGAACACCGAAGAAAGATTGCCGAATCCAATTCTGGGCAAAAACGGTCGAAGGAGACTTGTCATCGTATTGGTAAAGCAAAAGAAAAACCCGTGGCGCAATACACGGTTGCCGGTCGCTTGCTTGCAATCTATCCGAGCGGGAAAGAAGCCGCACTTGTAACTGGAGCTCAAGTTGGGCACATTTCAAAAGTATGCAAAGGCCAACGCCGATTGGCGGGAGGCTTTGTATGGAAATTCATCTAAATAGAAATTGAAAGGAATGATGACTTATCGCTATCTCTACCTATAAAATTTTCCTGATGCAGAAAACCGCTCCCGGGACCACCTGGACAAAACTGGTGGACATTAAGGAGTTCCCTGACCTTGGCGGTGACCCCGAAATGCTGGAAACCACCACCCTGTCTGACAAGATGCAGACCTACATCGCCGGTATTCAGTCTATGGACGGCCTGAGTTTCACGGCAAACTACTCACTGGCCGATTACAAGGCTCTGAAAGCAAAAGAGGGTACGGAGGCGGATTATGCTGTGTGGTTTGGCGGCACAGAATCCGGCGGTTCTGTTACCCCCACCGGCTCTGACGGCAAGTTCTCCTTCAAGGGGCAGCTTTCCGTGTATCCCACCGGCGGCGGCGTAAACGAAGTGGTCGGAATGAATATCACCATCGCGCCCACCTCGGTCATCACTTTGGATGACGGCGAGTAAGGAGGAATTATGGCAAAGACAATGACCATCGAGCACAACGATGTGAAATATGTGCTGGAATACACCAGAAAATCTGTGGAAATGATGGAGCGGCAGGGCTTCGAAATCGAGGAATTGCAGCGCAAGCCCATGACCTATCTGCCCGCCCTGTTTGCTGGCGCTTTTTTGGCGCATCACCGCTATGTAAAGCGTGATGTTATCGACAAGATTTACGCCCAGCTGCCCAACAAGGGAGATATGCTGGGCAAGCTGGTGGAAATGTATAGCGAACCCATCGTAGCGCTTATGGATGATCCCGAAGCCGAGGGAAACGCCAGCTGGACGGTGGACTGGTAAGCGAACCGCCGCCCGATAAAGAGGGGGGCAATACCCCCCTCTACGCTTACACGGAAAAGTTCTATGAGGTTTTCCCTTATTACCTTGCAATAGGCATGACCTACGAGCAGTTCTGGGAAATGGATTGCGAGTTGGTCAAGTACTACCGCAAGGCAGCGAAAATCAAGCAGGACTTGGACAACCAGAACGCATGGCTACAGGGTGCGTATTTCTATGAAGCCTTGGCGGATGTATCGCCTATTCTTCATGCGTTCGCAAAGAAAGGTACAAAGCCTATTCCGTATCGAGATTCCCCCTATCAGGTGGGTGAAAGCTATAATTCTGCGGAGAAAAAAGTGAAAGAGCAGAAGAATGATAGCCGTGCAAAAGCAATCATGGAAATGTTCATGATTGCAAATAACAAGAAATTCGAGCCGGGAGGTGAAAAGCATGGACAATCTTGAAATTCGCGGACTTGAATTTCAAATCAAAGAGAACAGCGACAGTGCCGTTGCGTCTCTGGGACGGCTTGAAAAAGCGTTGTCCTCCCTAAAGACGGCCACCTCCGGCGGAGCGTCCGGCGTAAGAACTGCTGCAAATCAGATTGCTGCGCTCAATAAAGCGCTGTCTGGGTCCGGTGCAGTTGGGCAAAAACTTAAATCTATAGCTTCCGGGCTAAAGGCCATATCCGATGTTGGAACCGTTAAGATTCCAAAATCGCTTGGGACTAATATGCAATCGCTCGGAACGGCACTATCCGGGATTTCCGATGGTGACATAGACAAACTCTACAATGTCGCAGATGCTTTGCGCCCGCTATCCGAACTGGAAGGCGCTCACATGCGTTCGTACATCAACCAGCTCAGCGCTTTTCCGGACATTGTGCGCGACCTCCGCGCCGCAGACATTGACGAGTTTTCAAACCAAATGACCCGGCTTGCAAATGCGCTGAGACCGTTTGCCACAGAAATGCAACATGTAGCCGATGGATTTAGTGCCATGCCGTCTCGAATTCAGCGGCTCATAACAACGACCGAGAAGTACAACAACACGGTAAACAAAGGATCCGCCCAAACGAGCCGATTTGGGATTTCCCTCAAAAGCATAAAAACGGCAGGGGTTGTGGCCGGAATTCGTATGGTGCGCCAAGGAATCAGCAAGGCCATCACTGAATCAAATGCCTACCAAGAGGATTTGAACCTGTTTACTGCGTCAATGGGTCAATACGCAAAAGAAGCCCAAGAGTATGCGGAAAATGTTGGCGAAATAATGGGCATTGACCCCGCAAAATGGATGCGGAATCAGGGCGTATTTAACACTTTGCTGTCCGGCTTCGGCTCTGTCGCAGACCGTTCTTACCTAATGAGTAAGAACCTTACACAGCTCGGCTATGACATTTCCTCGTTCTTCAACATTTCCGTTGAAGATGCTATGCAAAAGCTGCAATCCGGCGTTTCTGGCGAATTGGAACCGTTGCGTAGATTGGGCTATGACCTGTCGCAAGCCAAACTGGAACAAACCGCATTGACGCTGGGAATCGAAAAGTCTGTTTCTGCCATGACACAGGCAGAAAAGGCGGAGTTGCGTTACTACGCCATTATGACACAGGTAACAACGGCGCAGGGTGACATGGCTCGTTCGCTGGATGCCCCCGCAAACCAGCTCCGTATTTTCCAAGCGCAGTTGACACAGGCATCAAGAGCAATCGGTAACATTTTTATTCCTATTCTTCAAAAGATATTACCCATTGCAATCGCCGTCCTTCGTATTGTACGCGAGCTGGCGGATGCTATTGCAAAACTGTTTCACTTCAAGCTCACGGAGATTGATTATTCTGGCGTTGGGAATCTTGCCAGCGGCGCAGAAGATGCCGCTGCAGGCTTTGACGATGCAACAAGCGCAGCAAAAGAGCTGAAAAAGTCCGTTATGGGCTTTGACGAGCTTAACATTCTGAATGGCAACACTGCGTCCGGGGCTGGTTCTGCAGGTGTGTCCGGCGGCAGCGGTTTTGACTTTGAATTGCCTGAGTATGATTTTATTGGCGATGCTGTAAGTAAGCAGATTGATGAAGTCACGCAGAAGCTCAAAAATGCGCTCCCGTGGATTCTTGCCATTGGCGCCGGATTAGCGGCGTGGAAACTTGGCCCAAAACTCGGCCTTAATTTGCAAAAAACCATTGGACTTGCTGTGGGCATTTATGGTGCGCTTACGCTTGTACAGAACATTTTAGATTCGATCGTAAACGGTGTAACGCAAGAAAACATGGCCGGGATGATTTTCGGCATGACGCTTGCCGTGACAGGACTGTATGTCGCTCTTGGGCCGGTGGCTGGAGGAATTACAGCCATTGTTTCCGGGCTTGCTGTTTTGGCAGTTGCGTTTACTGATGCGGAGAAAAATGGATGGAATTTCCAGAATCAAATGCTTGCTGTTGCTGGAATTCTCGCGGCTGGCGTAGGCATCGGCATTTTGACCGGTTCCTTTATCCCGCTTCTTATCGGAATGATTGCATCGCTGCTGCTTAGCGTTACTACGGCGACCGGGCACGGGCAGGAACTTATCGAAGGAGTCAAAGAAACGCTAAAGGGATTTATTGATTTCTTTGCGGGAATTTTTACTGGAGATATAGAAAGAGCTACGAATGGAATCGCTGGAATCTTTAACGGTCTTGGGAAAGCGATTGGTGCTGTAATTGACGGTATAAGAGATTGGTTTAACGGATTGTTGGATTGGATTGACCAGAAAACAAACGGAAAGTTGAAGCCGCTTATTACCGGAATCAAAGCTATTGTAACCTCCGTTTTTGGCAACATCAAGCAAACCGTCGGGAATGTAATCAACGAAATTAAGACGATTTTTTCCGGGCTAATCAAGTTTATCTCCGGCGTTTTCTCTATGGATTTTGACAAGGCGTGGGAAGGAATTAAGGACATTTTCAAGGGTGTATGGAACACCATAATCGATCTGCTTAACGGCGCAATCAATATCATCATCAGAGGGCTGAACTGGCTCATTAAGCAGATGAATAAAATCAGTTTTGATGTTCCTTCGTGGGTGCCGGCCATTGGCGGGAAGTCTATCGGTGTGAACATTTCCTATATCAGTGAGAATGTGCTTCCGCATCTTGCAAAAGGTGCAGTTATCCCGGCAAATGATGAATTCCTTGCTGTGCTTGGCGATCAGCCCCACGGGAACAACATCGAAGCGCCGGAAGGCCTTATTCGTAAAATTGTCCGGGAGGAATCCGGCGGTTCCAGCGAAATTCACGTCACTATCGTTCTCGATAGTGTAACTGGGAAGAAATTGTTTGATACGGTGGTCAGAGAAAACAACGCCGTTGTCCGGGCGACTGGGGCAAGTCCTCTTGTCACATAAGGAGGTCAAATGGCAATTTTAACCATTACAAAGGCAGACGGGACGAATGTCCCGCTGCCTGACCCCAGCGAATATTCGTGGGGTCTACAAGATGTTGATGCAGACGGAACGGGGCGAAACCAAAGCGGAGATTTGTTCCGTGACCGTGTGGCAAGCAAGCGAAAGCTAACTCTATCGTGGCCACCCATGAAAGCCGCTCCTATGTCTACGCTGCTACAAGCGGTTGATGATGTGTTTTTCGATGTAAGTTATCCAGATGCAATGACCGGAACCACAAGGAAAATGACCGCATATGTTGGCGACAGAACGGCTCCAATGTATAGCCTTATTGATGGTGCATATCAATGGAATGGGCTATCTATGAACTTCATCGAGAGGTGAGCCATGCACACTGTAACAGACGCATTTCATGCTGCGTGTTCGGCGCCGGGGCGTGAAATTACCAGCAAAATCAATTTCAATGGAACAACAGACCTCCCCGCATCGGAGGTACAGGAGATTGTTGTAACAGAGCAGTTTGGCTCGTCGGACGGCGTGACCATCGGTGCGGCGTTTTCGTCCAGTTGCAAGGTGACGATGTACAAGCAGGACAATCTCCCGCTGAACGGTGCATTTTTTATTCCATCTGTTGGAATCATGGTGGGCGGCGAAGCCCAGTATGTCCAAAAGGGCAAATATTACATCCCCACGGACGGCGTAGAAGAAAGCGGGAAGTTGTGGGTAACTATCACCGGATATGACCGCATGGCCAGTCTGACGGATGATTATGTGCCTACCATTGATTTCCCCGCCACTCCTGTGCAGATTCTCACAGATGTGTGTACGCAAGGAAATGTCACTGTTCCCTCTGTAGCTTTGCCGGATATTCAAATTGCTGCCCCCTACACAGGGTCACTGCGCCAGCAACTCGGATGGCTGGCGGGGCTGATCGGATGCAATGCAAAATTTGGTTCCGACGGCGAACTAAAATTCTGCTGGTACTCTGATAGTATTTCTGTTGGGCCGGAGGTGCAGTATCAGGGAGGACTTAGCAAATCCGCAGATTCCCCGTTTACCATACAAAGCCTTGTCACGGGAACGGAAGAAAACCTCATCACGGTCGGGACGGGTGTTGGAATTTCGGCTACAAACCCGTATATTACCGAAGCTGTTGCGGCTACTGTTTTTGAGAAAATTGGAAACAAGGCAATGATGCCGTGTAAGGTGCAATGGCGGGGAGACCCCTCTACGGAAGCAGGTGACATATTGCACGTTACAGATGTGACCGGCCCAGCCAGCACATTCCCCGTGTACATTATGGAACAGGAGCTGCGCATAAAGGGCGGAATGGTGGCGAATACGACCTGCTATGCGCCGCAGGACAAGCAGTATGTCGTGGAAAGCCCTATTATGCAGCAAGTAAAACGGGAATATTCCGGCCTTGCCAAAGCCATGCAGGATGCCACCGAAAGAATCATAGGCGCAAAAGGCGGATACTGGGAAGTCACGCTGGATGATGACGGTTTCCCAACTGGGTGGATGGTTCGAGACACGCCCACTATGGAAGATAATACAAGGCTGTGGATTATGAACATCAACGGTCTTGGATATTCCAAAGACGGCGGGAAAACCATTTCTGGCGTTGCGCTTACGATGGACGGCGCAGTAAACGCAGACACAATAACGGCTGGGCAGATGTCCGCAGAGCGTGTGACGATCAATGGACAAACTCTTTCTGATTTCATTGATGCAAGCATTGATGAAAATGGACACCCTGTGCTTCGCATTGGATCCTCTGCATCGGAGATTGTTTTGAAGGAGTACAACGACAAGATTGGGTTTTATGACGCAAGCGGCACATTGTTAGCGTACTGGAATAACAACAGCTTTGAACTGGTAGAGCTATCGAAGTTCCGCCTCGGCCCGATGTCTATCGTTGTGCAGCCGAATCAATCCATAAGTTTCGTGGGGGTGACGTGATGCCGAGCATCTACGGAAGCAAATCTAAGGGATGGCAGCTACGCCTTGACTATACGGTCAAGAGCCAGAGCATCGAGAATAACACCAGCGCGCTTGATTTAACCTTGTATGTGTACGACGGTACCGGGTACTCACAAAATGAGTCTGCGAACGAAGCGTATTACATTCTGCAAGGTACAAAAACGTGGAATCCGTACAATTACCCATCTACCGGTTGGTACAAGCTTGGCGTAAAGTCTATCACTGTTACACATAGTGGTGACGGAACCGGGAAAGTCACGCTTTCCGGCGAATGGGACTGCGGCTTTGATTCGTCCTACACACCAAGGCATTTGACCGTATCAGGCAGTGTTACGCTGCCAACAATTCCAAGAGCATCTTCCGTGTCTGCCGCAAATGGCACAATGGGCGGTAATGTAGCAATTACAATCACACGGAAAAATTCCTCCTTTACACATAAGTTGTCCTATAACGCCGGAAGCGGGTATGTCTCTATTGCAACTGGTGTAGCCACATCTTACACGTGGGCAAGCCCTGACAGCATGATAGATGCTACCACAAATGCTTCATCCCGCACGGTGACGATAAAATGCGAGACCTACAACGGAAGCAGCAAGATAGGTGAAAGCACGACAACCTGTGTCCTCACTGTGCCGGAATCCCTCGTTCCATCTTTAAGCGTGGTGCTTTCCGATGCCGCTGGGTATCAGCCGACATATGGATGGGTACAAAACAAGAGCCAGCTAAAAGCCGTTGCCACAAGTGGCGGAGTAAGGGGAAGTACCATCGTAGGTACTGTCATGAAAATTGGTAATGAAAATGCCAATTTGAATACAGGGAATCTGCTTACAAAAAGCGGCTCTGTTGTGGTGACGGTAACTACGACAGATTCTCGTGGCAGAAGCAAGACGGTTACAAACACTATTACTGTACAGCAGTATGCTGGACCGACTATTGCAAATCTCACATACGCAAGAGGCTCCTACACAAGTGGCGTGTGGACAGAAAACAATACAGGCGCAGACATTAAGGTGATGTTCGACCTCACCATTTCTTTGAGGAATAACACCGCCAGCATCTCTTTGAAGATCGATGACGAGAATAGGCAAACCCTTTCTGCGCAAAGCTCCGGCTCAAAGGTTGTTTACATCGCCGGTGTCGGAACAGATACGACCAGAAAACTGACGGTAGTCGCCACGGACGCTTTTTCAAGCAGTTTTACCAAAGAAATAGATGTGGCAACAGTTGAAGTTCCGTTAAATATCAACTTCAACTTGCCGGGAGTGTGTTATGGCGGGGTATCCGAAAAAGAGAAAACGGTGCAATTCAAGTGGCCTATCTTCGCCGAAAAGGACATGGAGCTGAACGGGGAATTGATTTTATCTGATTCCGCAGCGGGAAAACTTCGGCAATTGATGGGCATCCAAGACTACATCATTGAGCAAGGCGTAAGCGGCAACTGGACGTACTACAAGTACGCCTCCGGTTATGCAGACTTGTGGTGGCGTGGCACCGTGACGCCCACCAGCTACACCACCGTGGGCAGCATGGTCTACACCAACGTTATCCGCCTGTCTATGCCCTTCGGCGTGACCGGCAACGTGGCTGTAACCGGCACAGGGGACAACCTGCATATCCTCACCAACGTGGATTGGAGTTATGCCAATAAGACGGTATCCTTCCGCCTGCTCCGGGCAGCATCCATGACGTTGGGGGAGCAGGTCGTCGCCTTGCGAGTTGTTGGCAAATGGAAAACATGAGAGAGGAGGAACACCAATGACCGAGACGATCATCGTCGCACTTATCACCGGCGGCCTGTCGCTGCTGGGGGTAATCATCACCAGCAACAAGACCACCCGTGATGTGCAGGCCAAGCTGGACACGCAGCAGGCCGTCACCGACACCAAACTGGATGAGCTGACACGGGAAGTCCGGGAGCATAACAACTTCGCCCGGCGCGTTCCGGTGCTGGAGGAGCAGATCAAGGTCGCCAATCACAGGATAGCGGATTTGGAAAGACTGCCCAACCGCTGAGCCTCGCAAATCTATAGTATGAGGAGGTATATGTATGTATCGAGGTACAACCCCCACGCTGACATTCCAGCTACCCATCGACACGGGAAGTATCACGGTGCTGTCCATTGCCGTGGCTCAGGCCGGACAGGTTAAGATCGAAAAAACATTGCCGGATGTACATCTGGACGGGAATGTTGTCTCCTGCACGCTGACGGAAGCTGAGACCCTGTCGCTTACTGCCGGGAGAGGCATTGACGCAAAGATACAGCTCCGGGTGGGCGTGGGGGCGCAGCGCATGGCATCTCAGGTATTTGAAGTGCCGGTGGAGCGTATTCTCCGGGATGGTGCGCTATGATCGAGTTTGCGGTAACTTTTTCTCCCGGCGCTGACTTCGCAGTCACCTTCGGCGGGGAAGTCCCTCTGGAGGTCGATATGGGTCAGGTGATGGAGGTGCTTGCTACCGAGGAGCGGACGGTGGAGCTGTCTATGCCCTACGGCAATCAGGTCATCCTGCCCACCAGCGGCAAGGTCATGCGCAAGGTGACTATTCAAAAACCGGACACCCTACTATCCGAGAACATCAAGAAGGATGTGGTGATCGGCGGCGTGACCGGAACTCTGGAGGATGGCGGCAGCTTCAAGGCAGTGATAGAACGCACGGCTGTCAGCCCTACACTTCCGGGTGATTTGACGACCATTGGTTACAGTGCGTTTAGCGGTTGTCCCAACCTTGCATTAACCAGCCTGCCGTCTGGGGTAACAAGCATCAGTGACTATGCGTTTAATAATTGCCCCAACCTTGCATTAACCAGCTTGCCGTCTGGCATGACAAATATCGGTAGCTATGCGTTTCAAAGCTGCCCCAAACTTGCACTAACTAGTCTGCCGTCTGGAATAACACGCATCGGTTACTATGCGTTCAATGGTTGCCGCAACCTGGCAATAACTAGGCTGCCACCTGGGATAACGAACATTGGTTTCGGTGTGTTTGCTAATTGCACCGGGCTAACAAGTATTACATTCGAGGGAAACCCAAAGACCATCCACTCTTCTGCATTTAACGGGTGCTCCAACCTAACCACCATTTATGTTCCGTGGTCGCAGGGGCAAGTAGCAAATGCTCCTTGGGGTGCGAGCAAGGCCACCATCATTTACGATTATACTGAGAATTAAAAAAGGGAAGGAGACGGCAGTGAATGTACAATACCGACTAAACCGATAAACAAAGACTTGTCAACATTTTTTGTGTGCCAGAATCGGGCACGGAAAGGAGAAATTATGGAAACTTTTGGCATCGCAAGCGTGGCGGTCATCACCGTCATTACCTACCTCGTGGGGCTGGTGGGCAAGGCCAGCAGCATGAACGACAAGTGGATCCCCATCCTGTGCGGGGTCTGCGGCGGTCTGCTGGGGGCTGTCAGCTACTATCTGGCACCCATCCCGGACTTTCCGGCGGGCGACCCCATCACCGCCATTGCCGTGGGCATCGTCAGCGGTCTGGCAGCCACCGGCATCAATCAGGCTGTCAAGCAGCTGAGCAAGGGGGAGTGAGATATGGGCAAGCGCATCACTGACGCATATCCCATTGCCAAGGCGGGCGGTATCCCCATCAACACCAGCATCCCGGCCAGCAAGGAGACCTATGACCGGCTGGGCGGGCGGGACGTGGCCTTTGTGGTGCTGCACTACACGGGCAACGTCAGCGACACCGCCGAGGCAAACTGCAAGTATTTCGCGGGCGGCGACCGGGAGGCCAGCGCACACTACTTCGTGGATGAGGACAGCATCTACCAGTCCGTACCGGCCTGTGACCGGGCGTGGGCGGTAGGCTCTCCCGCTCCGGTACATCCCCTCTGCCGCAACACCAACAGTATCTCCATCGAGATGTGCTGCTCCGGGAACTACCATGTTTCCGAGCGCACCAAGGCCAACGCTGCGGCACTGACGGCGGAGCTGTGCAAGCTGCTGGGCATCTCCGGCGTGGACACCTACGTCCTGAGACACTACGACGTGACCGGGAAGTCCTGCCCCCGGCAGATGGCAGGGAAGAACAATGCGGAGTGGGAGGCGTTCAAGGCCAGCGTCAAGGCGCTGCTGAACGAGCAGCCCAAGCCCGCACCCGCACCGACGACGAAGGAGGAGACGATCAACATGGAACTGCGTATGCTGCGCCGTGGCATGGAGGGCAATGACGTCCGGGCCGCCATGCTGCTGATGAAGGACAAGGGCTATTACCCGGATGAAATTTGGAACGGCGACAAACTCTTTGGCCCCAAGATGGAGACCGGTCTGCGGAAGATGCAGGCTGACCACGACCTCGGCGTGGACGGTATCCTCGGTGCCGCCAGCTGGAATTTCCTGCTGAAATAACGGAAATCTGGATGGCGCAAAGGATAAGACTACGCCGACCTTGCGCCCGTGCATAAGCATCCGCACCTCCACGGCTATTGTTTTGCCGATGAACAGCAACCACAAGGCCGTAAGAAATTTTTTATCAAATTTGCCGCCAAAGCGCGCTATTGCCCTCGTGGAATCGATTTTACTCCCAGAGACCGAGGAAATGATCGTCATAGATTGCGACGTGCGCCGGAAAAGCTGTGTGCAGGTATCTATAGAGCGTAATATGTCCGTAGATACTGTCAAGCGGTATAGGTGTAGAGCATACCACAAAATTGCACAGGAGCTATTTAACCCCCTGCCTTAATTGGCAGGGGGCTTTTTGCACTTTTCTGACACTTTTCAGGCACTTTCAGGTGCCTGTTTTTTTGTATCATAAAGGCAGAAAGAAGGTGGCAAAATGTATGACCGGCTTATCGCCTGCGGTTACACGGAGCAAATGGCGGCGGATATCCTGAAACTATTCCCCGACCAGGAAGAATTGCGGATATATGTATATTTTGCCGAACTGTTCCGTGAAGAAAGGACGGTATGTTGATGGCATTTAATCCTTACTACCAGAATCCGTATCAGCCGATGGGGTATAACGGGCAATACGGCAATTATGCCCCGCAGAACGCCGCAGGAGCGCCGCAAGCGTTCGGGTGTCAAATTACAAGGGTAAATGGGAGAAACGGCGCAGATGCGTTCAGAATGGCCCCCAACAGCTCTATTCTGCTGATGGATGAGAACGACCCCATTGTGTGGATGAAGCAGACAGACGGAGCTGGGTATGCAACGGTAACGCCTTACACAGTTTCTCCGTATCAGGCCGCACCTCCTGTGGATGTAAGTAGTCTGGAAGAGCGCGTAAAGAGATTGGAGGACACGATCAATGGCAAATCCAATGATGCAAATGCTGATGGGAAGCGGAAGCCGAAAGCCGAATAACCCCCTTGCGATGGTGGCAGAGTTCCGAAAATTTGCAGCGAACATGACCCCGCAAAAGGCGCAGCAGGAAATCGAGCGGTTACTAACTTCCGGGCAAATGAGCAAAGAGCAGTTTGCTGATTTGCAGAAACAAGCAAAGGACTTTGTGCAATTCCTGAAATAGGCCGGGTCGACACGGTTTATTTATAAAAAATTATGAAAGGAGTTTCCCACATGGAGAACGGTATGTCCCTTAGCGATATCGCCGCTGTGACACGGGGAGCGAATGACGAGAACGGCTGGGGTTCTGGCTGGTTCCTTATCGTGGTTCTGTTCCTGTTCATGTTCGGCTTTGGCGGAAATGGCTGGAATCGTCAGGGTGAGTTCGGGGAGTATGCCACCGCCGCCAGCCAGCAGGAGATTCTGTTTGGCCAGCAGTTTGGACAGATCAACGACCGCCTGACCAACATCGGAAACGGCATCTGCAATCTTGGCTACGAGATGCAGGGCAACATTGGCCAGCTCGGCAAGGAGATGGCTCTGGCGCAGAACGGCACCAACATGGCCATCATGCAGACCGGCAACAGCATCCAGAGCCAGATGGCGCAGTGCTGCTGCGAAACCCAGCGGGCGATTGACGGCGTAAACGCCAACATCGAAGCCAAGTTTGCGGCTCTGGAGAAGTCCCAGCTTGAGCAGCGCATTGCGGAGCAGTCCGCCCGCATTGCCAGCCTTGAGATGGACAATCGGATGTATGGCGTGGTTCGCTATCCCAACGGCTACACCTACAATGCCGGCAATTCCCCCTTCTGCGGCTGCAATAGCTGCTGCGGCGCAAACATCTGACAAAAGCGAAAGGCCCCTCTTGGCCGGGTTATGGGCGGGGCTGGTGTCCCGCCCTCTTTATTTTGAAAGGAGATTTTATAATGTCTTGCAAATCTGCGATTTACACTGCTATGCAGACCCCCACGGAGGTTGCCGTAAACGGTGTCATCCCCCTGGGCAGTCTTATCCGCCGCTACGGCTGCGATATTTCCCTGAACGGGAATGCCGTCAACATCATTGGCAAGGGCTATTATGATGTTGATGTGTCCGTTACCGTTGCCCCCACGGCTGCTGGGACGGTTACCGCAACGCTTATCAAGGACGGCGTTGTTGTCCCCGGCGCAACAGCTTCCGCAAACGCTGCGGCTGGCGCACCTGTTGCGCTGGCATTCCCCGCTCTTGTCCGGCAAGCGTGTTGTGCGTCCGGCTCTGCCCTGTCTTTGGTGTTGACCGGCGCTGCATCCACCGTCAGCAATGTTGCCCTTCGGGTACAGCGCATCTGACGGAGGTGCGGGATGAAAGTTATTGAAAAATTAGAAAATTTTATCGATAGCGAAATCCACGATGCAGAAGTATATGCAAAGTGCGCCCTCAAGTACAAGGAATCCGACCCCACGCTTGCGAAACTGTTTTACGATTTGTCCACGGAAGAAATGCGACACATGGATTTGCTGCACGGAGAAGTTGTTCGCCAGATCGAGCAGTATCGCAAGACGAAGGGCGAACCGCCTGCGGCCATGCAGGCTATCTATGATTATCTGCACGAGAAGCAAATCGACAAGGCCAAGGATGTAAAGAGTTGCCAAAGCATGTATCGTAACGGCTGATTGCTGGGTAAAATTTGTAGCCCATGATGTAGCCCACGCAGAGCAATTTACTACAACTTGGCACAATTTTGCGCAACGCTTCACCCTACAAGCAGCCCGTATAGGGCGATAAAAAATCCCCGGAAACCCTTGATTTACAAGGATTTCCGGGGATTTGGCGCGGAAGGAGGGATTTGAACCCTCGCACGCGGTTTAGGCGTCTACTCCCTTAGCAGGG